TGCGACCAGCAGAACCTGCAAGAACTGCTACAGCTTCTTCAGTATTTTCAAAAAAGGCTTTAGCAGAAGCTGCGTTAGTAATCTCATTCTTTTGAAAAGCACGAATTACTTCTGGACCATATTCAGGTGCAAATATCTCAAGTTCACGTTTAATAGCTGCTGCTTCTTTAGGAGAAGATTTTTGTGCTTTAGTATAACGATCTAAAGTTGAACCATATTTATCCCAAAAATTTATAACTTGTGGTTTAGCAAAAGTTTCTGCAACTTTCTTGCCACCTGTGACTACCTCTAATGAATACTTGCTTATTACATAAAGCGCTTTAATTTTAGAGGCAACTACAAGTGGATCTACAAAGAATCTAAATGCTGTATCTACAATACCCGATGTAAGGCCATATACAAGGCCATTCTTTTCTAGGGCTTCTGGTAAAATTGCGTTAGCAAGTTGACGACCAGGTGAAAACTTTGCACGATCTACAACACCAAGTGTTTCATCAAACAGCTTGCGTGCTTCTTCAATATTTCCAACTCCGGAAATAACGGTATTGGTTGGATCTGCAAGCATTACATATTTAAGTTGTTCAGGTGTAGCAGATGCCATAATATCTGCAATACTTTCCCTGGACTTAATACGCATAGCAATATCTACTGCGTCTTGACCATATAGGCTCTTAGCCTTTTCGATACGACCTTCGTTGTAAACCTTGTCGCCTTTGTCATTTGCTTTATCCCAAGCAAAGCCAATTTCACCTTGAGACATTGGAATAGCGATGGCACGGTAAGTACGAGTTGTTGCATCGGCTACTTCTATAAGACCCTTAAATGCTAAAGTGACAGGGTTGTAATGAAGAGCATTTCCTAGCCATCCACGACCTGGTTTTTCTATATCATCTTTTTTGCCAAATGTTTTTTCCAAGTTATCTTGTTGATCTGCTGGCATTTGCTTAAAAGATTTTTGTGCTAAATCTGTAGGAAGATTCATCAAGCCTTTATGTACAGATAAACCCTTAGATAAGTTATCAATTTCACGTTTTTGTTTTGGGGTTAACTGTGCGGCATAAGCTGCCGCTTTTAAGTTATCCGGCATTAATTACCCCTAGCTAGAGCATCCTGGTACAAGATTGCAATTTCACCAGTGTTATCGAATGGAAGCATTGCCGCTAAAGTGTCAGATAGTTTTACTGAAGATTTACCCATCATTAATGCATCTGAACCTGGACCATATCCTCTATCAATACCAGAAGTAACAGGCTCGTTAGGGCGTTGTGTTGGGTCATATAAACCAACTGATGGACCTTGTTGTGATGGAGCCATACCCATAGAAGAAAGGGATTGTGCTCTGACATCTGGTGATGTGGCTTTTGGTGCGCCAGAGTTAATTGCTGCGGTGTCAACACCTTCACCATAACCGGTTGAACCTAATTGTAATTTATCTGTACGTACAGAATACTTACCAGGGCCTGCGACACCAGCTAGTGGATTTTTTGCATCCTCAAGCGCCATCATTTTCCTCCGTTAAGGTTTCTAAGTCTTGACTAAATTCTTCCCATAAACGATCTTGTTTAGAACGTTGGTTCGAATGATATATTGATAGTTCAAATAGTTCTGATGTAAACGCTTCAAATGTTGAAACTAAATTATGAAACAGTCCTGCGAATATAACTACAAAATCAGATAGGCGTACTGGGCGCGGAACATTATTATTTGACACCCAGTACACCTTTTCTGTAGAAAATAATTAACCTTTTTTAACTTTGCTGCCCATTCTTCCTGCTGGAGTTATTCCAAAGAATGTTTTTCCGCCTGCTGGCTTAGAAGTATCCTTCTTACCTTCGACTGGCTTTGACATCATTGCTGCTGCTTGAGTTCCCTTTTTCATATGTGCACCTCCTTTGCTTATGCCGCCCCGCCGATTGAGGCGAGTAGTTGTGCTATATCGGGTTTTTGACCAGCAGCAGGGGCCGAACCAGCTTGTTGAGGAGGAGGTTGCTGCGAGGCAGGAGCGGTGGCCGCACCTGCTGCTGGAAGTTGTTGACCCATACCTGGCATTGGTTGTTCTGGCGCAGGTGGTGGAGTTGGAGGTGGTTCAGGCATAAATACTTTTTGTACAATTGTTTCTATCTGCATACCTTTTTGACGGCCTGCAATAACTTCTGCAATACGAGTAACAATTTGTCCTGGGTCTTGACCTTGTGCAGCCATAGCCGGTATTGCTTGAGCGTATTGTGCAACAGCAGTTCGTAGAGAATCGCGCATTTCTTCAATGTCAACGCGTTGTTCTTCTTGACTAATGTTGATTTCAACAGGAATCTCACGACGTACATAGTCACGCGAGACTAACTTGTCAGAGCGCATCTGTAGTAAAGCAATGATGGCACGGTTAGGATCCATACCAGACATAATTCCATAGCGCACATCTACTGTGTAGTCACCATTGATCTGCTTTGATGGGGTGTATTTAAGCAAGAATGGAGTTCCATCATCGGAACCACGTATCTCTTTTTGTGTATTGCCAAATATTTTCTCGTCTGTTTCAAAACAAATAGATACTAAGTCAACAAACATACGAGCAAATTGTGCTTGTGCTGCTTTTACTTGTGTATCAAAGCCTGCTTGTAGAGCTTGTACACCGCGACCTGTAACAACAGATGCACTAATATCTCCAGAGCGTGACTCAGGATAACGAGCACCAAGACGCAGTTCGCGTTCTAACATACCGGACTCTTGGAATACACCAGCTGGTAGTTCTAGTGGTACACGGCGAATACCTTGTGGGTTAGCAGAACGCATAATTGAATCAGGACCCAAAGCAAGTTCTTGCACATCTTGTGGAATAGCAATAGGTGCTTGGATTGATTTCTCAGCAGCTTGTAGTTGTAGCACTGCAAATCGAGCACGTGCTAATTGCACTGCTAATACATCATCGAATTGACCACGTGCTTCACCATCAATAGATGAACGCATAGCAACACGTGCCATACATTTACCTAGCGGATTAGGAGTCTTAGATAAAACTAGATCCTTGCGCTCTGGTACATAGATAACATCTTGCTCTGCGTCGTGATAACGAACCAAAGACATATAAGGAGAACCAGGACTAAATGAGTTTTTGTCTAGAATCTGATTTGCAAACTCTGGGTATAGAGATGCCAGAGTTGAAGCATCCATACCAACAACTTGTGTCAAAGATAAGCAACGACCAAAGCGGTCTACCTCTGGGTATGCACCAAAAGGATTAACAAACTTAATGCGTGGGTTATTGTTTTCATAGTCTAGTTCAACTTGACCAATTAACATACCGTAAGTATTAAACCAATCAGCACCTGTATACATCTGTACTTGTAGTTCAGACTCTGTAACATAATAGTTAGCTATGCGTGTACGAATATCTGCAGCGCGACGTGCAGCATCTGAGACCATATTAGATGCTGAGCAGTTAAACGATGGCAGTGGTGCCATAGTTTCTGCTAGGTCGCGTGCTGATACATCAATAAGGTTTGCAATTAAAGGTTTTGGATATTCTTCAGAGAACATCGAAGGGTATACCTTAGATATATCCCCTTGACGTACCGATAGGACATCACGCATACGACCATCACGCGAAGCGTAACGTGTCTGCAGACGAGATACCTTAGCGGTAATTTCTCTGATATTTAACAATTAGATTCCTTACTTAGCTTTCTAGTTTTACTTCTTCTTCTTCTTTGTGGCGCTACCAAGGCTTCCTCTAGCGTTTTATTGGCATTAGTAACCCTTTGACAACTTATTTTGAGCCTTCTTCTTTTTCATTGACTCTTGCATTTTTGCTCGCATCGCCGTTTTAGAAAGGTCGGTCTTTAAGTTGGATGATACTGTGAGGATGGCAGAATCAATGGCCTTTTTTGCGTCTTTTGCTGATAGCCCCGAATCTTGGGCGCGTTTCATTACACGATTGTAGGCTTCTTTATCAACATTTGAAATCGTTGCTTTACTGAAATTTTTTCCTTTTGCTTTAGGATTTTCGGATGCCAAATAAGCCTCTTTGTTAGACGCATTTTTTTCTTTTGTTTTCCCGATACCTTTTAATGTCTTAACCATTTCGCCAAGTTGGAAGTCTTTTTGAGAATTGTAGGACTTTGTATTTCTTTGTTTTTTGGTCATCCCTTGATAATCAGGACTATTAATATCTTTTTTAGGTAATTTAGGTTTTTCGTAAATTACCTCTTTTTTTCCGTAGGCTGCTTTATTGGCTTCTTTAGATGTTAATCTTGCCATTTTATTTCTCCTTAGATGAACGTGCGTTCTTTTTCTGCTAGTAGTTCATCAATGTTAATGACTACACGTTTTTGTCTTTCTGAGTTAGACAAGAATGGATTCTTCATATGATGAACCGCGTGTTGTCCGTAGTTAAGCATCTCTCGCGCTCTGATCTCACAGAACCACAAGGCCATTACCATATCGGTCTTACCCTTAGTGGTAGGAGACCAAGTAACTAATTGCTCAATCAATGCCTTAACGTTTTCGGTTTGATCCGAAGGCAGGTGTATTAAATTATCTCGGTGATGCTTGCCATCGTGCTGTTTAGTTCCAAAGAGGGGAGCCATAGAAGCAACACCGAAACCTGAATCCCACTTGTTGTTACCAGTGTGGTGTTCCTTCAAGGTAGTACCGCGTGATGCTAAGTGCATACGGATGCCTTCATCTTGAGTTAAGAAAGACTGAAAAGCGTTGCGCTCTACGATCCATTCACTTGGTGAATACATCGCAGTCCATTGGAAGATCAGATCC